GTTTGACGGCATCCACGGCGAGGTTCCGGTGGAGCTCGGCAAGGATGCTATCGGCCTGGCTCGAGCTCTGGAGCAGTACGCGGCGGCGTTCTACAAGAACAACGCCCAGCCGGGCATCGTGCTGCACACCGACCAGGCGTTGCCCCGCGAAGTCCGCGAGCAGCTGCGTGACCAGTGGGAGGCGGCACACCGCGGCCCGGCCAAGGCTGGCCGCACGGCGATCCTGAGCAACGGGCTCAAGGCCGATACCGTCTCGGCCACGAACCAAGAGAGCCAGCTTGCCGAGCTCTGGATGCAGTCGCTGCTGGCGATCTGCCGCGTCAAGCGCATGCCTCCGCACATGATCCAAGAACTAGGTAGAGCAACTTGGGGAAATCTGCAGAGCGAGATGGTGTCGTTTGAGAAGTTCACCATCGCCCCGTGGCTGCGTCGCATTGAGGGTGCCATTGAGCGTGACGTGCTGCCAGAGGACGGCGACCTGTACGCCGAGTTTCTGGTGGAAGGACTGCTGCGTAGCGACATCACGAGCCGCTATGCGGCGTATGAGGTGGCCATCCGCAACGGCTGGATGACGCCCGAAGAGGTGCGGATGAAGGAGAACCTGGGCCCGATGCCTGAGTCCGAGGACGACTCCCCGGGCGAGGTTGAGGACACGCCCGGCGACGCGGTCGAAGACGTGGCCGAAGAGGACGACACCGAGGACATGCCGCCGGAAGGCGACGCAAGCACGGAGGCTGGCGATGAGTGACGAGCACGACGTGGTGGCTGCCGAGCGCATCGAGCGACGCGATTGGGAGTTTGCCGAGGACGCCGGCGTAGCAGTGGAGACGCGGGCCGACGGCCGGCTGACGCTCACCGGCTACGCGGTGCGATACAACACGCTGAGCGTCGATCTGGGTGGCTTTCGGGAGACGATCCTGCCGGGGGCCTTCGACAAGGTGCTGAACCGCCAGCGGGGCAAGCAGGACGTTGTGGCCCTCTTCAACCACGACCCGAACCAGTTGCTGGGCCGCACGTCGTCTGGCACGCTCGAGCTCGCCAGCGACGAGAAGGGCTTGCGGTATTCCGTGGTGCTGCCCAACACGGAGCTCGGCCGCACCATCGGCGAGCTGACGGCCCGAGGGGATTTGCGTGGCAGCAGCTTCGCGTTCACCGTGGACTCCAAGGGCGAGCAGTGGGCCCCGGGCGACGACGGCAAGCCGCGGCGTAGCATCCGCGAGGTGTCTGGGCTTTTCGACGTGAGCGTAGTGACACACCCCGCATATAGCAGTAGTTCGACTGCCATCGCACGTCGAAGCATGGGCGAGTGGCTGGCGACGCAGGAGGCAGAAGAGCGGTGTAAGTGCCAAGAGGTTCCGCAGGAAGATTCTGCGAAGCCGGCCGAGATTGACGGCATGCGTATTGCTACTCGCTTGCGTGCTTCGTTGCTTCGTACGTTCATGCGAAACTGTGGAACTGGAGAAGGCGGATTTGGCCCCGGGAACACCTGCGGCAAAGGCGGCGGCGGTGACTCGGCTAAAGGGGCCGGCAAAGGGCCTGGCGGTTTGCAGAACCCGACGAAAAAGCACGACGTGTCCCTGCCGAAGAACAAGTCCAAAATAGATATCGACCAAGCAGACGCAGCCTTAAAGCAGATGGGATACACCCTCGGAAAGGGCGAGTCCAAAGTCGTCGGAAAGGGTCGAGTGATGACCTACAAAGTCACAGACAAGACGGGGCATACGGCAACTGTCACCGTCGATGAACTCAAAGACCTCGTCTACGAAAACAAAAAGTAGGAGCGTGCGTGACACAAGCCGGTAGCACGTGCCCGAAGTGCAAGGCCAATCGCCTTCGTACGCGGTCCAGCCATCAGCACGGCGAGCATCACCAGGTTCGCTATCTGGAGTGCTGCGGCTGCGACTACAAGACCAAGGCCATCGTTCCGGCCGATGCCATCTGGCGCCGCAGTCTTGTACCGTACAAACAAGAGCGATAGCGCCAGGCCATTCGTCCCGTAGGGTGAACGACAGACACGGATCTGTCACCCGATATGGGAGCGCCACGGATGGCCAGCCAACTCACGAAGCTTCAGGACCGGGCCGCCGCTGTGGCCGCCATGCTCGATGACCTGTCGAAGGTCGAGGAGCGTTCCGCCGAGCAGGTCGCGGACATGGAGCGTCTGGCCGGCGAGGCCGATCAGCTCGAGAAGGAGCTCGCCCGTGAGCACGCCATCGCCGAGCGGATCACCGCTCTGCGTGGCAAGGTGGCCGCGACCGCGAAGCCCGTTGAGGTTGCGGCTGTGCCCTCGGCCCCCGTCACCGGGCCGTCGTTCTCGCCGCGTGGTGCGAAGCACTTCCGGTCGTCCAGCGACGCGGAGGCGTGTGGCCGCTGGATTCGCGGCTACGTTCTCGGCCGTGCCGAGGACCGCTCGTGGTACGAGAAGAACGTGGAAGTTCGCGCCCTGTCGCCCAACGACAACAACAAGGGTGCCGTATTTATCCCGGACACCTTTGCCAGCACCGTGATCCGTTTGGTTGAGGCATTTGGTGCGTTCCCGGCTCAGGCCAACAACCTGACGATGACGAGCGACACGCTCTACATTCCGCGTCGGACGGGCGGAAATGTCGCGTATCACACCGCGGCGAATGCCGAGACGACCCAGACCGACATGGCCACCGACAACGTCATGCTGTCGGCCAAGGAAGTCCGCGTTGGCACCCGCGTGCCCAACCAGCTGATCGACGATTCCGCCATCGACCTGGCCTCGCTTGTGGCCGAGGAGTTCGCCCTGGCTATCGCCCAGCGGATCGACCTCGACGGCTTCACTGGCTCGGGCGTTTCCGCCAACGGTGGCATCCGCGGCATCCAGTGGCTGTTCGAGAACCAGAGCAACCTTTCGACTGCGGCCAACATCTTCAACTCGGCCCAGACCAGCGTTGCCAGCCTGACGATTGACGATTTCGCGGCGGCCGTTGCGAAGGCTCCCACCTACGCCATCCAGAGCCCCACGGCTGGCTGGTACTGCACGCCGCAGATGCACGCTCTGGCCATGCAGTCGCTCGCCCTTGGTGGCAACGGTGCCCTGGCCAACGAGGTTGTGGATGGCGTGCGTCGGCCGTCGTTCATGGGCTACCCGGTCTACTACAACAACGTCATGCGTCAGACCGCCAGCACCGACCAGGTGGTGGCCCTCTTCGGTGACCTCAAGAAGTCCAGCCACTTCGCCCTGCGGCGTCAGGTTGCGGTGCGTGCGAGCACCGACCGCTACATCGAGTTCGATCAGACGTACTTCCAGGCGACCGTGTCCTACGACGCGATCAGCCCGGACATCGGCGATGCGACGACTTCTGGCCCGGTCGTGGCCCTCCTGCTCTGACCCTAGGACACAAGGAACAGAAACCATGAACCACACCCAGAACACTCGCACCGTCCTCAACATCTCGCCCGGCGTGGCCGGCGTGAACAGTGCCGCCACGCACACCGTGGCAATCGACTGCCTGGGCTTCGATGCCCTGTCGATCGACGTGGCGTACCGCTCGCTGGCCAACACGTCGGCTCCGAGCGTCCTTGGCCTTCGGTTTGCGGATGCCGATGCCGCCACGTCCTACGCGACGGTGAGCGGTCTGGTGCAGGGCACGGACTACACCGTGGCCGGCGTCACCAACACCGCGGTTGTGAACATCACTCGCTTCGAGCTTGGTTCGACCAAGGCTCTCCCGCGGTTCGTTCAGGTTCGCGTGACCCCCTCGGCCGATGCGACGGCGAACGGCACCAACAACGACGTTGTGGTCGCCGCTCGGCTCCACAAGGGCGAGGTGGGCATCGACAGCGCGACCGACGCGAACGTGACCACGCGAGTGGTGTACGGCGGCTGATAGGTTTCGTACGACAACTCCAAACCGAGGAGGAGCCGTGGGCGCGGCGAATCCAGCGGTGGCGGGCGTGCAGCCTGCCACCCTGCAAACCCCTAGCGGGCCAGTGCGGCTGCACTGCGCCATGTCTGTCCCTCGTCTGGGCTGGCAGGACCACATGTTCTGCTGGGCCCGGGGGCTCATCCCCTACGGGATCTCGCCGATCCGTATGGAGGGTGCGTTCTGGGGCCAGTGCCTCGAGCGTGTGCTCACGGACATCGTCGAGAACGACGATCCCGAGGGTAAGCCTCCGCTCTGGATTCTCACTCTCGATTACGACTCAATATTCTCCCAGGACGCTGTCCCGAAGCTCCTGACGTATGCGGTGGCCAGTGGCTACGACTTCGTGGCCGCCATCCAGATGAAGCGGCGTACCGACGAGCCGCTCTTCACGATGGTGAGCGACGGCGGCGAGCGGATGGCCGAGGTGGGCCGCGACACGTTCATCTATCACAACGTGGTGCAAGCCAACACCGCCCATTTTGGATTGACCATGCTGAAGGCGGAGGCGTTGAAAAAGATGCCTCACCCGTGGTTCATCGGCAAGCCCAACGAGGATGGCCGGTGGGAGGACGGGCGTATTGATGACGACATAGCTATGTGGCTGAACGCCCAAAAGGCGGGACTGAAGATCGGCGTGTGTCCGCGTGTCGCCCTTGGGCACGCAGAGGTGTGGATCAAGTGGCCCGACCAGAACATGAAGGCCAGCCTTCAGCACCCGGGCGACTTTTGGGAGCGTGGCGGGAAACCGCCTGACAACGTATGGCAGTGAGCATTGGTCAGCCCGTGATGGTTCGCATGCTGCGATCCTACGGACGCTACCGCCCTGGCCAGGTCGTGCCTGTCACCGGCGGCCTGGCCCGCACGCTCGAGCTGCAGCGGTACGCCGTGCGGGTGGTCGCTGAGCCTACGCTTGAGTTCTCCGTTGCCCCTGAACCGGAGGCCGAGCGGGCCGTTGCTCCTGTCGCCAAGGCCAAGCGTGGGAGGCCGAAGCGTGCGTAACTGGGAACTGCCCGCGACCGGGAGCCGATACCGCAGCCTGGCTGTCTCGACCGCCAGCGGCACCGGCGACCGGCCGATTAGCGTCGATGACGCGAAGTCGCACCTGCGGATCGTGGACTTCACCGACGACGACACGTACATCGGTGCCCTGATCGACGCGGCGACGACGTGGTGCGAGGACTATTGCGACCGCACCTTTGCCGACAAAACGTACACCGTGGCGTTCGATGACTTTCCTGCTCTCCGCACCGAGCTTCCGCGCCCGCCGGTGCGGCTGAACGCGACTGCCGCGAGCGCCACGGTGACAATCTCGTACGTCGATCAATCCGGCATCACGCAGACACTTACGTGGGCGCAGTCCGGAACGCAGCAGTTCCGCGTGGACCGCGACCACGTTCCATCGTTGATTTACCCGCTGTATCTCCAGAACTGGCCCGCTGTCCGCCTGGACGACAAGTCCGTGCAGATCACGTACCTGGCCGGCTACGGCGGGGCGGCGAACGTGCCGGCCCCGGCAAAGCACGCGATCAAGATGCTGGTGGGCCACTGGTACGCCAACCGCGAGGCCGTCGGCAGCGTTGGACAGAACGTGCCCATGGGCGTGCACGCATTGCTCGAGCCCCTGAAGTGGAAGCAGTACGCATGACGATCGAAGGCCGCATTGCCATCGACATTGGCGTCACCGACGCGCACACCACCAACGGCGTGCAAAGCGTGCAGCGGATCACGCTTGCCGATACGTTTTCGTCAACGGCATTGGTAGCCGCCGTGTTTACTGGTACCGCCAACACTGCCGCGACTATTTTTTACCCATTGTCGCCGACTGGCTACCGTGACGCTTCCGGCGGAGTGGTCACATTCGCAAGTGTTAGCTACGCCGCCGTGTGCGGCTCCAACGTTTTGCTGGAGGGTGGCGATGAAGAGGGGCCTCCTTCTGTGCGGCTATATTCGGTTGGGAAAA